TGGAACGAGGCCTGGTTCTCGTCCCTTGAGGGCTTCCCGAGCGCGGCGCACGACGACGACGCCGACGCGACAAGCCGCGCGTTCGGGGCCCACCAGAGTCGGATCGCGAGCGCCGGGTTTCTGGAGATGGCGCGCGAAGATCTGGCCGCCGAGACAATTGCTTAACTGACGCGAGGTCGCATGCCCCCCACCGGCGGAAATCGCACGTCGCTGTCCTGGCAAGCGCGTTACGGCCCCCTCGGCCAGCGCGTCACCGACGCCGTGTTCTCGCCCGGTCAACCGCTCACCCCGCCCGACCAGGAGCCGGTGCGGGTCTGGGACTTTCCGGTCGGGGTCAACACGGTCATCACGCCGCGCTCGAGCGAGGCGTTCGGGTTCGCGCATCTGCGGGCGTTCGCCAACGTCGAACTCGTTCGCCTGGCCATCGAGACCCGCAAGGATCAGCTGGACGCCCTGCGCTGGCGATTCAATCCGCGCGACGACGCGTCGGCTGCCGAGAGCGGGCTGCAGGCCCGGGCCCAGCGGCTCACCCAGTTCTGGCGCCGGCCGGACGGGGTTCACGCCTTCGCAGCATGGCTGCGGCTGACGATCGAAGACCTGCTGGCGATCGACGCGCCGGCCTTCGAAAAACGCCGCGACCGCGCCGGGCGGCTGATCGGGCTCGACGTCGTGCCGGGCGACACCGTCAAGCTGTTGGTCGACGAGACCGGCCGCACGCCGGTTCCGCCGCAGCCGGCCTATCAGCAGATCATCAAGGGCCGGGTCTGGGCCGACCTCACCACCGCCGACCTGCTCTACGTTCCGCGCAACCGCCGGCCTAACCACGTGCTCGGCTTCTCCCCGGTGGAGCAGATCGTCGTCACCATCCAGACGATCATCAACCGCCAGGCCGCCCAGCTGGCCTATTTCACCGAGGGTAACGCGCCGCTCGGCTTTCTCTCCGCCCCCGAAGGCTGGGGTCCGGGCCAGATCCGCGAGCTGCAGCTGTGGCTCAACACCCAGCTCTCCGGCCAGGCTGCCGAGCGCGCCAAGCTGATCTGGACCCCTGCGGGCGCGAGCTATCAGTCGCTGAAGGACCCGCCGCTGAAGGACGATTTCGACGAGTGGCTGGCCCGCATCGTCGCGTTCGCCTTCTCGCTGCCGCCGACGCCGTTCGTGCGCCAGATGAACCGCGCCACCGCCGGCGAGGACCAGGACCGCAGCCTGGAGGAGGGGCTCAGCCCGCTGAAACTGTGGGTCAAGCGGCTGGTCGACGACGTCAACGAAGCCGAGTTCGGCGAGACCGAGCTGGAGTTCACCTGGGCCGACACGCCGCAGGTCGACCCCAACATCCAGTCCGAGATCGACGATCGTTCGCTGCGCAACGGTTCAGCCACGGTCAACGAGGTCCGCGCCCGCCGCGGCCAGGCCCCGCTCGACGGCGGCGATACGCCCCGCGTCTACGGCCCTGCCGCGACGCCGCTGGCCGGCGCGCCAGCGGCTGCCTCGTCACCTTAGTGACGGATATTCATCGAAAATGACGACTTACCGCTGAATAGGGTCATAATTCGTCGATAGTGTGGATTTGAATCATACCGATCACGGAGAACGTAAGACGTCAAACTTGACGAATAATAGGGGAATATATACATAAATCATCATAAGAGGTGATTTATGAGATTTACTGACCTGCTGTCGGACGAGGCGGTCATGACGGAGATGGGCCGTCGCCTCGCAGAGGCCCGTCTTGAGCGCCAGATGACTCAGGCGCAACTCGCCGAGGCCGCCGGCGTATCGAAGAGCACGGTCGAGCGCCTGGAAGACGGCGCGTCGACCCAGCTCGGCAACCTGATCCGATGTCTTCGCGCCCTCGGCAAGCTCGAGGCCCTCGAGCGCCTCCTGCCGGAGACGCCGGCCAATCCGGTCGAGCTGCTGAGGCGGCGCGGCGCTCGGCGATCGCGTGTGCGTCGGGCAAGGGGTAGCCCGCCGCCGGCGGAATGGTCCTGGGGCGATGAGGCTTGACCACGCTGGCCGAAGTCCGGCTCTGGGGCCGCCGCATCGGCGCCGTGTCGCTGGATGACGGCGCCGAAACCGCCGCCTTTGCTTATGCGCCGGCCTTCGTCCGAAGCGGCATCCAGCTCGCGCCGCTGACGATGCCCCTTGGACGGGGCGTGTTCAGCTTCCCCGAGTTGTCGCGGCAGAGTTTCCATGGCCTGCCTGGCTTGCTGGCCGATTCCCTGCCCGACAGATACGGCAACGCGCTTATCGACGCCTGGCTGGCGACGCAGGGGCGCACACCGGAGAGCTTCAACGCCGTCGAGCGGCTCTGCTACACCGGCGCGCGAGGGATGGGCGCGCTGGAGTTCGCCCCTCTGCGCGGGCCGCGGCCAAGACGATCCGCCAGGCTCGACATCGACGCCCTCGTCAGGCTTGCTTCGGAAATCCTGACCCACCGCAACGACCTGCAGGCCTCCTTCGCCGATGCCAGCAAGGCCGACGCCATGCGCGAGATCCTCCGCGTTGGCACCTCGGCGGGCGGCGCCCGCGCCAAGGCGGTCATCGCCTGGAACCCGAACACGAACGAGGTGCGTTCGGGCCAGATCGAGGCTGGCGCGGGCTTTGAATATTGGCTGCTCAAGTTCGATGGCGTTGCCGGCAACATAGACAAGGAGCTGGACGACCCGCAGGGCTACGGCGCCGTGGAGTACGCTTACGCCCAGATGGCGATGGCGGCCGGCATCACCGTCGCCGAGTGCCGTCTGCTCGAGGAAAGCGGTCGCCGCCATTTCATGACCCGGCGTTTCGACCGGCTTGAGGGGGGCGGCAAGCTGCACATGCAATCGCTCGCCGCCATCGGCCACTTCGACTTCAACGATCAGTACGCCAACTCCTACGAGCAGGCGCTGTTCACGATGCGGCGTCTGGGGCTGCCGATGGCCGCGCTCGAGGAACAGTTCCGCCGCATGATCTTCAACGTCATGGCGCGCAACCACGACGACCACGTCAAGAACATCGCCTTCCTGATGAACCGCGCCGGCGTCTGGCGACTGTCGCCGGCCTTCGACATCACCTGGAGCTACAACCCGGCCGGGGCGTGGACGGCGCAGCATCAAATGTCGATCAACGGCAAGCGCGACAGTTTCGCCTTCGAGGACTTCGAGGCCTGCGCGAAGACGGCCTCGATCAATCGCGGCCATGTGCGGACGATCGTCGAGCAAGTCCGAGCGGCCGTCCGCCAATGGCCGCGCTTCGCCCGGGCCGCGGCGGTCTCGCCGCAGTGGCGCGATGCGATCGACCCCACTCTGCGCCTCGACGTCGCCAGCTAGGGCTGGACCCTACCCACTGACGTGATCCGCTCAGGCCGTGCCGACAGGCGCGCGGCGAACACGCACCCTCGTGACCACCCAAAAGCTGGAGCCATTCCGCATGCGCCTCTTCGGCACGCTCACGAAGATCGAAGACCAGCCCGACGGCACGCTGAAGGTCTATGGCGTCGCCTCGACCGGCGCGCGGGACGACGCGGGCGAGGTGGTGCTGCCGGCGGCTATGAAGGCGGCCTTGCCCGACTACGCCCGCTACCCGGCGCTGCGTGAAATGCACCAGGCCACCGCCGCGGGCCGCACGCTGGAGGCGAGTGTCGACGACGATGGCGCGACGCGGATCGTCGCCCACGTGGTCGATCCGGTCGCCATCGCCAAGGTCAAGTCGCGCACCTATTCCGGCTTCTCGATCGGCGGGCGGGTGCTGGCCCGCGATGCCGCCGACGCCACCGTGATCACCAAGATCAAGCTCAGCGAGATCAGTCTGGTCGACCGCCCGGCCAACCCTGAGGCGGTGATCGATCTGTGGAAGGCCGCCGCCGCGCCGCCGAGCAACGAGGCGGTCAAGGCCTTCGCCGCCGATCTCGCCATCGCCGCCGGCCGGCCCGGCGCCTGGAAGGACTACGTCGCCAAGGCCCGCGCCGCGCTGACCGACGATCAGCCCGAGCCTGCCGACGCGGACGACTTGCCCACGCCGGCGAATGACAACACGCCCCCGCCCATCGACGACGACGCCGACGAGGCTGATGACGTCAGCGGCGACGATCTCGGTGAGGACGACGGGACCGACGTCGCCGCACGCCTTGCCGAGATCGCCAGCGAGGACCCGACCATCCTGCAGGCCGCCCACGACGCGTTGGTCCACCTCGGCGCCTTGTGCGATGCCAACAACTGCCCGGCGATGGAGAAGACCTGGTACGACGACGAGCGCGTCAAGGCCTTGCCGCGCGTCGAGGCGCTGGAGCACCGCCTGGCCGCGCAGGACGCCCTGATCGAACGTCTCGCCGCCACGCCGGCGCCGCCGCGCACCGCCGCCAACAGTCGTGCGATCGGCAAGGTGGAGGACGCCGATCCGTCCGCCTCGGCCGCGTCCGACCTCTCGTCCGCCGACCTGGAGAAGGCGTTCGCGGCGCTGACGCCGGACGAGCGGGCTTTCCTGCTGATGAAGGCTTCCCTCAGGCAACCGATCCCGATCACTTGACCGCGCTATCCATCGCGGCGACCGGCAAGTGCCGAAGACCACGGCACCACCTCAGCACCACT